TTTGGCATTCCAGCAACTTACTGGAACATTGGCGCTGTCCAAGAAGATTTCAAAGGCAAAGGCACTGAAATCACCTTCTACGGCTATGCCTCGCAAGAAGCCCGTGATGCTGGCAAACAGCCTCTGAGTGCAGGCAAGATGCAGATTGCTGGTGATGAGTATGTGGCTGGTGCAGATCGTGCCGCACTGTACGCAATCATCAAACAAAAGCCTGAGTTTGAAGGCGCTGAAGACGCATAAGCATGGCAGTCAAAACAGTATTCATCACCACCACAGGGGCAAGCACATTCATTGTTCCTGGTGACTTTCTTTCAATTGTTTCTGTTGAGGCAATTGGTGGTGGCGGCGGCGCTCCTGCACAAAGTCAAGGCGGCGGCGGTGGTGCATATTCAGAGTCTACCGGGGTTCTTGGCCTTTCTGCTGGTAGCACAGCATATTGCAGTGTTGGCGTTGCGGGTGCGGCTTCTCCTTCTGGCTCTGCGGGAGATACATGGTTTAACGCTTACACCAATACTGCCCCAAACAACTTCAGCACCACAGGTAGCATTTCAGGCACAACCCTGACTGTTACCAGTGGAACTGGCGTTCAGATTGGTCAGGTAATTACTGGAACTGGCGTTACTGCTGGTACGCAGATTACTGCTGGATCGGGCACTTCTTGGACTGTAACCCCATCTCAGACAGTGGCATCCACCACCATCAGCTCTACTGGAACGATGTTGGGCGTTACTGCGAGAGGCGGTCAAAACAGCGGTAATGGAGGCAACACTGGCGGCATTGGAACCACAAAATTTGCTGGTGGAGACGGCGGGGCAAAAGCATCTGGCGGGGGCAACAATGCTGGCGGTGGTGGTGGCGGTGCTGCTGGTCCCGGCGGCAATGGCGGTAATGGCGGCGCTGGAACTGGCAATACACTTGGCGGTGGAGGCGGCTCTGGCGCAGGCACTTCTTCTGCGGGTGTTGCGGCAGTAGCATCAGTTGGTGGAACTGCACCTACAGGTGGTGGCAATGGCGGCACAGGCACATTGTCATCAAACGCATCAAACGCTGGCAGCCCCGGTTCTGTTTGGACGCAAACTTCAAACAGCGCAACGGCTGGTCCTGGGGGTGGTAGCGGTGGCGTTGCTTCTGGCACAACAGGCGGGGCATCTGGACTATATGGCGGTGGCTCGGGTTCTGGCAACACTGGAGCGCAGGGCATTATTGTGTTTACCTATGATGCGTCCGCAACATCAAATACGGCAGATTTTTTCCTATTGATGTAATAATACCTAGAATTAAGGTGCAGCATGAGCGACTATTCAAGAATTCGAACTCCATTTTTAGGCATGAGCTTTACGCCCGATGTGCCTAGCAATGCTTTGGGTCCAAATGAATATAACTCTGGATTAAATGTCGAGACAGACGTTCGTGGGATTAAGAAAATCTTTGGCGAACAAGAAATCCTGACTGCTGTTCCTAACCAAGCCATTTTTATGGAAGGTGGTTTTAGGTCTGAAACCAACTGGGTTTACATTGTTGCCACCCGTGATTCATCTGATCGTGGTCGCTGGTACATGGTCACAAGTGCTGGCATCACCAACATTACTCCCGGCGTTGGCGCTAACCCTTCTGTATATCTCAATGGATACATTAATGGCTTGAATATCACCACATCTTGGGTTGGTAATGTGTTCTTTATCAATGACACATTGTCCAATCCGATGTATTTCTTGCCAGGAAGCACTGAAATCACAGTTACTCCTGATGCAAGTTGGAATTACGATGTTGGAGTGACTAAAACTGTTGCTGGCTTTGTCCGCAACTTTTGCTCTCCAAACGTAGGCAACATTTTGATTGCTGGCAACCTGACAAAGACATCGGGCGGCATCAACACAAACTACCCCACCACTGTTCGTTGGTCGCAGGCATTTGCCAATACAGGCGTTCCCGGCACATGGGAGCCAACCCTGACCAACGTGGCTAACGAACAAGAAGTTCCTGTTCGTGGTCCTTTGGTGGACGGCTTCTTCCTTGGCGGCAACTTCTATGTCTGCTCCTATTGGGACACAGTGGTTTTCAGCCCGATTGCGTACCAGAACAGCACAGCACCAGTATTTGGTGTTCGCTTGCTCAACCAAGGTCGTGGCCTGCTGAACAACAACTGCTGGACCAACACCGATGCCAATGTGTACGGCATTGATGCCCGTGACATTTGGATGTTTGATGGATCAAACTTTACTTCTATTGGCAATCAGCGGGTAAAAGATTATTTCTTCTCCAATCTGAACCCAACTTACTATGACCGAATGTTCATGGTCAACAACACTCAGAAGTATCAGATTGAGATTTATTACCCCGATTTGACTTCTACTGGCTGGTGCAACAAGATGCTGTCGTACCGCTATGACCTGCAAATCTGGAATGCCCCTAAGACCATCCAAAACGCCTGCATGGGCACTGAAGGCCCCAAGGTTGTCAGTGGGCAGTTCAATCTAGCTTCCCGTGTTGTGACCTATGCTCGGGCTGACAGTACCAGCCAGAAATTGATTCAGACTGCTGTTGGCAACTCGTTCATCAATAGCGGGACTATCCCTGCAACATTTGAGCGTACCAACATGGTGATGCAAACTGCAAATGGTCCTGTGCCCTTTAGTAGCAAGGTTTATGTCCACAGATTGCTGCCTGAAATCTCGGGGTCTGGAACGATTGACATTACTGTTGGCGGTGCTAACTCAACTGCTCAACCCGCAACCTATGGTCAAACTGGCACAACTGACATTAATACCAATACGCCTTGGATTACTACCCAACAAAATGCCGTTCGCACAGTTGCTGTAAAAGTGCAATCAAATGATAATTCCAACACTTGGAATATAACTGCGATTAATTGGCAAACCACCATTGTTGAGGATGCGTTCTAATGCCATTCTTTCTTGATGGAAATCCAACTCCCGATGAAGTATCGGAAGCAGTAAATTATTTGCTTGCCAATTTAGATAATGGTACGCCTACTGGTTCTTATACAGTTTCTAATGACCCTGTAACTGGATTTGTTTCTAACAGTTACGGCAGCATTCTCCAATATCAATATCGGTATTTGGACATTAAATATGCCGATAATGTCAGCGGGTTGAACTTCTCTGACAACCCGTTTGGTCGCTTGTATTTCGGCATCAGCAACAGTGATTCTGTCACCGAGAGTGTCAACCCGGTTGATTACACATGGTTCAATGTGGATGGCGGCTTTGGCATCAATAGGGTGCTGTGGATTGCTGTTACTGGTGGTCGCCATGTGGCTTACGCTGTTAGCCAAGACGCTCCTGATGCCAACCAGAACTGGCAAGTAGCCCCAATTCAGGCTGTTGACCTTGATAACCCATTCAAGACCTACGATCAGTACATGACTGTTCGTTTTGCCACTAACTCTGTTGGCGCAGGATTCTCTACAAGCCCCACGAACGCAAAGTTCTATGGCATCTATACCAGTGCTGATGGTAGCTCATCCAGTGACCCTACAGCCTACGCTTGGTCACCATTTGACTTTGGCACAACATACAACTTGTACTACCGCAGCCTTGGTGGTCGCAATATCTCTTTCTTACCATCAACTTACCAGCCTATTGGATACATCCCGTATGCCAATCTGGTGATTAACCTTGATGTTCCAACTTCTGCTTCTGTAAATACCATTGGCATTGTCAGTGCTGTGCCTCTGATCGTTCAGTCGCCCTATCGGTATTTAATTATTCGATATGGTTCTACATCAACTGGCGGCAGTATCTCGACAGACCCAACTGGCAAGTCTTATTTTGGCATTCAGGCATCTGATGTCATCATTACCGACAACAACCCGGCAGACTACACATGGTTCTACGCTGGCGGCACTTTTCTGACGGCTGTTGATTTGTGGGCTAGAGTTTCTGCCAACAATATTGTCCAGTTCAGCTACGACTTAGCCTCGCCTGACTCGACAGGTTGGACGCAAGTAACCTATCAGCCGACAGTTGCATCACCATACATTGATGTGTATCTGCGTCCAGGCATGGTCGTAACCAACATCACATCACCTACTGATGGCAGGCTCGGTTATTCTTCCCTTGGTGCTAATGGGGTGGTTAACCTGAACCTTGACCCCTATGGCGCAGGAAAGAACACTGGCGGCTTTGACATTGACATTACCACCACCTCTACAGTCTCTGTTGACCAGTTTGGACGGGTCTATCAGACGGGTGCTGCTGATGAAGTTCGATACAGCACATTGGTGACAACGGCAACTTCAGGCCAGACTGCTTTCTCCATTTCCAACTATCAAACCAATCAGGTGTTGGTGTTCAGGAATGGCGCATTCTTGAAGCCTGGTACTGACTTCACTCGGACTACAACAACAGTGACATTGACCAACGGCTGTGTGGCTGGCGATATTGTCCAAATCTATTACATCCGACTGATTGATGGTTCAACTTCAGCCGATAAAGTGCCATTTGTATATACATCGGGCACATTGACTTCAGGCCAAACAGCAATTTCTTCAAGTTATCAGGATGGATCAGAACTGATATTTGTTAATGGTTGTTTGATTGTTGATACTGATTATTCGTATGCTGGTGGCAGTACAGGATATGTATTGGGCACTCCATCTACTGGCGGCAGTTACACAATTGTTTCTTTTAGCCAAAACAGCGCCAATGTCTTGATATTTGCTGAAAACTATTCAGAAACAGTCAGTGGTACAACCAATGTGGTTTTCCCCACCAGTTTCTATCGCAACTCTCATTTGATATGGCTAAATGGTTGTTTGCTTAAACCATCTGCTGATTACACAATTCCCGGCTCTGGTGATGCAAGTTATAACTACACATCATCAGGATTTTTGAGTTATTCAGGCCAACCAACACAATTCTGTTCATTTAAGAGTGCGGGTTCTGCGTCATCTTTTGGCCTTGGTTCTCAGGGTGTATTGGGTTACGATATGCCAGTTGTAATTGAAAAGAAACCCACTATTCGGGATATGTTCCTTGAAATGCAAGCTCAGATTGACGATCTGAAAAATCAACTAGAACAGGTGAAAAAATGACCCAAGCCGTTAATTTGGCAAACTTTGCAAACAATCTGGATTCGTCTGGTGGCGTTTCCCCGTCTGCATTGAATGCTCAAGTGCCTATTTCTAAAGGCGGCACTAACGCAACTACAGCGGCAGCAGCCCGAGCCAACTTGAGTGCTGCGGTGTTGGGTGCAAACTCAGACATAACTTCTTTGTCTGGCCTTACAACGGCTTTGTCGGTTGCTCAAGGCGGTACTGGCGCAACCTCTATTACTTCTGGTGCAATCATAAAAGGCAATGGCACTGGTGCATTTTCTGCCGCAAGTGGTTCTGATATTGCCACTGCAATTGGCTCTGCCACTGTAACCAATGCAACCAATGCCACCAACGCTACTAATGCCACAAATGCAACCAATGCTTCTACAGTAACGACTGTAACAACTTCTCAAGTTAATACTGCAATTGCAAGTTCTACTGTTGGCGCTGTAGGCACATATGCTTTTATGGTTCATTTGTCTGGCGGTTCATATAACCCCGGCGATACTAGTTCTGGCAGTAATTTGCGATATTCAAATACTGTTTCTTATACTGCTTCCACAGTCCCATCTGGCACTTGGAGATGTATGGGATTTGGCTTTACGCTTGTAGAGCCTCCAGACACAACTTACATCCCTACTCTTTGGCTTCGCATTTCTTAATATATAAGAAAAGGAAAAATCATGGGCGCTCCTACTCCTGTTGGTCAATCAAATCCTACCTCTGCTCCTCAAGGCAAAGGGCTTGCTAATTTGGCACAAGCTGGACAACAAAATCCTGTACAAAATCCTGTACAAAGTTTGCCCCAAGGCTTGGGCGACCAGATGATGCCGCAACAAATGCCTGCGGAAATGGCAAATCAACTCAGGCCACAACCGGGAAGCGCCAATATGTACAATTCATTCCCAGGCCCATCAGGTATGCCACAGCCTGGTATGCCACAGTCTGGAATGCAGGGTCTTGGCACTCAAATAAACCCGCAATTGACTTCTTCACTTGGTCAATTAAGTAGCAACATTTTTGGTCAGCCGACATCTCAGCCCTATATGCCACAACCGGGGATGCAAGGTCTTGGCGCTCAAATGAATCCGCAATTGGCATCCCAACTTGGTCAATTGGGCAGCAATATGTTTGGTCAACTTACATCTCAACCCGGTATGCCACAACCCGGCATGCCTCAAATGGGTATGCCCAATTCTGGCCCCGGCAAGGATCAATTTGGAGGTCCTCAAAACGGCATGGGGCACATGGGTCGGCATCAAGGCAAAGGCGGCAATGTGACTTATCCTGGTCAAGGCGGTCAGCCTCAAATGGGTAAGCCGAATAACTATCCAAATACTGTTGGCTCATGGGATAATTCGCCCATGAAACCGCAGTCTTTTTCAGGTAAGGGGCAATAATCATGGGATTCGGTAAAAGTTCATCACAATCTCAGGTTCAGATGACTCCTGAGCAGCAAGAACTGCTCAAAACTCAGACTGATGCCCTTAAAGAAACCTTTCTTCCTGCTTATCAAAAAACTATTGGCATGGCGGGGGATGTTTATGGGCAAGTAAGTCCTGAAGCAAATGCTGCGGCTCAAAATGCGACAGGGGTTAGCCAGCGTGCTGGTGCTTTGCAAGAGGCTGGTGGCTCACAGGCTTATTTGCAGGGCATGCAGGGCTTGCAACAATTGTTTAGCCCAGAATATAAAGAACAACAAATTCAGGCATCAATGCAGCCTGCTCGGGAAGAAATCAGAGAGCAACTATCGGGGCAAAATGCCATGTATGGCGGTGCTGGTGGTCTAGGCTCTGCCCGTCAAGCATTGGCTGATCGAAACCTGAGCCAACTTGGTGAACAGCGTTTGGGCACTGTTGCGGCTCAGACTGCCGCCAATGTGGAAACACAGCGTCAAAATGCGGCAAATTCGTTGCTTGGCGCTGGTCAGCAAGGTCTTACTGCTGCTCAACAGTCTGCCGCAAGTCAGATTGGCTATGCTCAAACGCCTCAAGATGTGTTGGCAAAATATGCCCAAGTCATTTACGGCACGCCACAGGCATCTACCACGCCTAATTTTGGCGGCACTCAAGGCAGTTCAACTTCTGGCAAGGGTGCTGGCATTAAATTTAGTTAAGGAAATAACATGGCTGATTATGGAGCGTTTAAATTTGCATCTCCAGCCAAATATGGAGATTGGGCAACCTATGCTGGATTTGACAGAGTTACTGGAGATATAAATAAATCGCCAGTAGTTTCTGGCATTCAGCCTCCCGAAGCAACAGCATCAGGCCAATCTTTTGGACAACAAATTATGGGAAGCGTTGCTCCTAATTTGCAAAAGTATGGTTCTGCTATGGATCAATTTGGACAAGGCAATATTTCTGGAGCAGCAAATACAATGGGTCTTAAAACGCCATCATCTATTGCGTTAAAACTGCCTTCACTTGGTCAGCCTGTTAACACCGGGATGAACAGTCAATTTGAGGATTAATTATGGCTGAAGTAACAAATGCAGTAGCGCCACCCCAAGAAAATGTTCTTGGTGATATTACTGTTGTTGGAAAAGCAATTGCTCCCAACGCTGATGGTGAAGATCGTCTAAAAGCAACAGATATTGTTTACAAGAAAATCACTAATGATACTGAAGGGTATGCAAACACTGATTTTCAGACATTGCCTTTTTTTGGAGCTTTGCTGCGTGGCGATACGCGAGGAATGATCCGAGCCTATAACGGTGGTGAAACTCGCCGCATTACTGGTCGGCATCCCACTTATGGCGCTTATGAAGTTGAATACAACGAACGCAATGCGCCTACTGGCCGAATCTTTAAAAACGGCAAAGAAGTTTCTGCAACTGAGGCAAACAAAATTAATGACGCTGGTGGCTTGTACACCATGCAAGACAATACTGCTTTGCAAAGTGGTGGATTTACTGCGGCTCAAGAAATCCGCAAAAACATGGAGCAGACACTTGCCAAGCCAATTGTCGACCAATATTTAATTGCTCAAGGTGTTTCACAGCGCGGCACAACCTTGCGTGATGCCATTGACCAGCGTGGAATGCTTAATTCCAACAAGGCAATGCTTCCGGTGCTTACTGCCATCTCTAGCCTAAAGCCAGAGCAGCGCAAAGAATTGTTTGGTTTTGTTTCGGCTCAAGCAGGCAAAACAACTGGTCAGACAACTGAGCAAACAGCAAGCAAATCTGGCAGCGCAACTGTTGGCAAGAATGTTCAAGGCACTGTTGGCGGCAATATTACTGGTGGGGTTGGTAGTGCAATTGGTGGAGTTGCTCCTCCTATGGGTGGTGCGGAAGGTGTGGCTCCAGGCGCATCAATTGGCGTTAAAGCAGGCCGCACTGCTGGCTCAACAAATCAAGCTACCGCCACTGGTACAGAAGGCCAGCAAATCGGCACAACTGGTGGTACTTCATCAAACATTCAGACCAATGTTTCAAGTGAAGTGCAAAAGATTATTCAGATGGCCGCTGGCTCTCCTGAAGTATTTACTGGCTTGCAAAAATATCTGCAACTCAGCAATGTAATTAATAGCCAAGTTGAAGAAATGGACAAAATTTCTGGCGACAATCAAGCGCCGGGTGTTCGTAAAGTTGCTCCTCTTGAGCCACTGATGAATAGTCCCCGCGATGTGGCTTTGTACGATAATGATGTTCGCCGCAATAATGCTTTAACTGTTGCTTACGCTGCGTTTTTGGCTAAGAAAATCCATGCAACGCATAACAAGCCAGATGAAAAAGACATTGGTCAATGGCGTGAAGAATTTACCAAGAGCCGCTTTTTTAAAGCAGCCAATCGTACATTTGACCATGAAAGTCAAATGATTAATGGCAAAAAGCCTGAACTTGAAGATGACGCAATTTATGTTGATAAAAACAATAAAATGCGCCGTTGGAATGCCCGTGACAAAGATTGGGAGCCTGTAAATGTCCAAAAGTAATGTTTCAGATATTGACTACAGTGCTTTCAATGAAATACAGCCTGCTGCTACGGCTGAAGCCTCTGCTGTGGCAAAGCCAAAATCTTCAAAGATTGCTGAACGTAGTATTGCCAAACCAAAATCAGAACCAAAGCCAATTGTTGGAGCAGATGTAAGCAACCCTACGGCAGTTGCTGAAAGAGCAACAGAAACTTCAAACGCTTTCCCTGGCCTTGAAATACCTGATTCGCTTGTCAACTATGCGTTGCCTGCTTTAGGTGCTCTTGGCGCTGGTTTGGCTGGATATGGTCTTTATAAAAGCAAAGGCAATCCAGATTGGGGCAAGTCAGTTGCAGGCGCTCCTCCTGAAGGAATGGGCCCAAAGCCTGATTTGCGAAATATTGGTGCTACACCTGAAGTTGCGCCTCCTGCGGCTCCTACACCTGCCGCACAAAATCTTCCTAAACCCACATTCCCTCAAGGCGCAATTCAGCAACCCATAATTTCTGGCTATGGTCAGCAAACAATGAATGCTCCTACTGGCGTTCCCAATGTTGCTGCCCCTGCCGCACCTGTTGCCCCTCCTGCTAATGTTGCCCCTCAACCAGTTGACCCAATGCAGGCGGCTCGGATTCGTAAGGCTGAAGCAGAAGCCGCTATTGCCGAGCATAGACTTCAGCAACTGCAATCAGGTGCAAAGGTTGCCCCCGCAAACAAACCTGCTGGCTCTGTGTCTGAAGCCGACTTGCAAATGATTCAAAAGAGTGGCGAGGCATCTACAGACAAGATGTTGCGTTCTCAGGCGGCGGCAACCATTGCTGTTGACAACATTGCTCCTGTTGCCGACCCAATTCAAACAACTGCTACACCTGCTGAAAAGCAAGCCGCTGTGGATGTTGTGACTGAAGAAAACAAAAAAGCAGAAGCCAAGAAACAAGCCCCGGCAATCGAAGGCAAAGCAGGCGCTGCTGTTGAGCCATCTGAAGTTTTGCGTACTGGCACTGGTCGTGAGGTGATTGCAGGCCAAGGACCAGTACCCAAAAGATTTTCCAAAGAATACAAATCTCCTACTGATGTGCCAAAAGGATATTTTTTCCTTCCTGGCGGTCAGTACATTGACACTCTTCGCAATGACTTGGGTCAAAGCACATATACCCAACAGTTCACAAATCGAGAGTTTCCACAAACTTATCCTGAAGCTGTTGAATCTGGCAAAAACATCAATCGTGAATTGAATCGTCCTACTCGTGAGCAATTGAAGGCGCAAGGCATTGCTCCTCCTGAAGTAACGCCGGGAATTGGCAAACAAGTTGGCACTAATAAAATTGTTAAAGTTGGCGGCGTGGCTGGCGCTTTGTTCTCTATTGCTGATATTGCAAAAGCAGAAAATGCTCAACAGCGCCGTGAAGCTGTTGGCAATGCGTTGCTTGGCTTCCTGCCGCCGGGTACAGATATTTCTTCTGCTGGAGCGCCCACATTGACTCCGCAACAAGTTGAGGCAAACAAAAAAGCATATGAGGAAACCTTGAAACTTGGTAGCCCTTACGCTTTTTCAGAAGAAGGAAAACGATTCCGCCAAGGCAAAAAAGTCGGCGGTGGTCGTGGAATTGCACCCCCATCAGCATATTTGAGGTAATCATGGCAGACATCGATCCCGTTAAATTTGGCCTTTTGATCGGACAAGTACAGACCTTAGAAGGTCAAGTTACTGAACTCCAAAAGGATGTAAAAGAACTTCTGGAACTTGCTAACAAAAGCAAAGGCGGATTTTGGATGGGGATGACCATTGCCAGTGGCGTGGGCGGCCTTATTTCATGGTTTGTAAGCCATTTAAAGGTGAACTAATGGGACTTGATGTCACAGGGTTGGGCGCTGTAGCTGACCTGGCTACCACCGCCATCAACAAGATTTGGCCTGACAAGTCGGAGCAGGAAAAGCAACAGATTGCTGCGGCTGTCATGGTGGTCCAAGGCCAGCTTGACATCAACAAAGCCGAGGCAAGCAACCCCTCCGTTTTTGTTAGCGGCTGGAGACCATTCATTGGGTGGTGCTGTGGCGCTGCTTGCGTCTGGAACTGGCTTGGCTTGCCTGTTGCAAAGTTTGTGATGGCAGTCTCAGGGCATCCAATTACCATGTCCCCTGCCGATCTCAGCGAGATGCTGCCCATTCTGATGGGGATGCTCGGTCTTGGTGGTCTGCGGACAGTCGAAAAAATTAACCGGGTGGCTGCTAAATGAAGTCAAATTGGCAAAGTGCATTCACTGCGGTTTTGCATCATGAAGGCGGGTATGTCAACAATCCCAAGGACCCCGGCGGCATGACAAACTTGGGTTGCACAAAAACAACATGGGAAGAGTATTGTGGGCATCCAGTAGACGAAAAATTCATGAGAGCCTTGACCCCTGCCGATGTTGCGCCGCTATACAAGCGTAGGTTCTGGGACAAAATTAAGGGTGATGAACTGCCAGCAGGCGTGGACTATGTAGTCTTTGACTGCGCTATCAACAGTGGGCCAGGTCGAGCCGCAAAGTTCTTGCAAGCCTGCGTAGGCGTTGAGGTTGATGGTGGCATCGGTCCTAAGACATTGGCAGCGGTAAAGGCATTTGATGCAAAGCAATTGATTGAGGATTATTCCAAGCGCCGACTGTCTTTTTTAATGGATTTGCAAACATGGGAAACATTTGGCAAAGGATGGGGGCGCAGAGTTGGCGAGGTTGAAGCCACTGCGCTCAATATGCTCATGAAACCCTGATGGTTGCTGTAATTTTTTTGCAATGATTCGTTGATTTAATGCGTCCATGAACATTTATCAAGCCAAGCCTAGTAAACATCAGGACTTGGTTGATTTAATGTGGTTGCAATTGACCTGTCTGCCGCATGATGAGCCAATGGACGCAAATACTGGTCTGTGGTGGATTGCCAAGGATGGAGACAAACTCGCTGGATTTGCCGGGATGATTCCAAGCGTGAGGTGGATGGACACAATCTATCTGTGCCGCGCTGGAGTCGTCCCTGCATTCAGGGGCAAAGGATTACAAAAAAGATTGATCCGAGCCAGGATTAACAAGGCCAAGAAGTTGGGATACAAGTGGGTCATCACAGACACCACAGATAATCCAGCATCTTCTAATTCACTGATTGCACATGGGTTCAGATTGTTTGAGCCAACCAAGCCTTGGGGCTTTCCAAACAGTCTGTACTTTCGGCTAAAGATTGGATAATCATGTCGGCAAAAAAGATCACTGATTCTGAATTTATTGAATTGATTAAGAATGGCAAAACAGTAAATGAAATTGCCCGTGATTTTGACATGGATGCAAGAAATCTAAAAAGGCGCAGAGCCAAGTTAGAAATTAAACATCGAGTTGATATGACAACTCCTGTGGATTCTGTGTTGTCCAAAAGGCCGCACAATCAAACTTACAAAACAAGCAAAGCAAATATTGCATTGGGAATTGAAAATGGAATTGTTATTGTTTTTTCTGATGCTCATTTTTGGCCTGGTATTCGTACTACTGCATTCAAAGGGCTACTTTGGGCTATTGAGTCTATGGAGCCAAAAGCCGTTATATGTAATGGTGATGCTTTTGATGGTGCTTCCATTAGTCGCTTTCCACGTATCGGTTGGGATAACAAGCCATCTATTGTTGAGGAACTTAGAGCTTGCAAGGATGCTTTGGGCGAAATTGAAGAAGCGACTAAAAAAGCCCGTTACAACGCTCGATTAGTCTGGGCACTAGGTAACCATGATGCCAGGTTCGAGAACCGCCTAGCAGCCAATGCGCCTGAATTTGAGGGCGTTAAGGGCTTTACCCTCAAAGACCACTTCCCTGATTGGGAGCCTTGTTGGGCGGCATGGCCCACAGAAGATATTGTGGTCAAACATCGTTGGAAGGGGGGTATCCATGCTACTCATAACAATACTATCAGCAGCGGTAAGACGATTGTTACAGGTCATCTGCACAGTCTCAAAGTCACGCCGTTTGCTGATTACAACGGCAACCGCTATGGTGTTGACACAGGTACTCTTGCTGACTTGCATGGCCCTCAGTTTGAGGACTACCTAGAAGCCTCGCCTGTCAACTGGAGATCGGGATTTGCTGTATTGACAATTAAAGATGGAGAACTGCTTTGGCCCGAAATCGTACACAAGTGGAATGACTCATGTATCGAGTTTCGAGGCCAAATAGTTGATGTATCAAGTTATTGATTGTTCTTGCCAAACTCAAGTTCAATCAGCAAGTCAATGTAGTGCTTGGCTTTCTCAAGGTCAGCCATGCCATTTTTCTGCCGCCATCTGCTGATGTACTTCACCACATTTCCTTCGCAGTAGCCAAGGTGGTTGCGGTGAATGTACTCAACAGGCTGAATGGCTTTGTCTTGGTAGTGTTGACCACCAATTTGCTTTTCTAAAGCACTCATGCTTCTTTTTGGAACACGCCAGAGGGCAGCAACATGCCTTTGCGGTGCTTGATCTGGTCGTAAGCCACCTCAAGGCAGTCAACCAGATTAAGGTCTTGCAAAGCGCAATAGTTAATCAGGCAGACCACCACATCACCGACAGCATCAACAATATCTTCTTTGCTGTTCTTCATGGTGGCATCAAACAACTCACCCATTTCTGTCTGGGCTTTGCAAAGTTGTACCAGGGGGGTCGAGTTCGGGATAATTCTTCGAGCCTCGGACCATCGAATCACATCCGACTCAAGTGCGGCAAAAGTTGTCATTTCATTTCCTTAAAGGTGGGGCCTACTCGCTGCGTCTGTCGCGGGTAAGGCTTTCGTTAGTTACGGCCCCGATCTATACGGGTTACAGCATCCGCTTTCGGCCCCGATTCATTTCAATAGGTCAAAAGGGTACGTCCGACTCAAAGTCTTCCGCAGAGCCTCGGCGAGAACCTCGCGTTGGCTCAGAACTTTTGGTGGCAGTCTTGTCCTGATCGTAGGGTTCGCGCAGGCTGATCCATCCGTCCCATGTTCCACCACAAGGCATGGAATCCAACTTAACGGACACCTCACCTTTGTCGTTTACGAATGCCGAGCCCAACTTGCTGTAACGCTTTTTGGGGTTGCCCTGCGAATCTGTGTACTCGCCGACAACTGCAATAGCGTCCAATCGTTTCTTGCTCATTTACTGTCCTTTCAGGCTTTCGCCATGTTTTTTGATTGCTGACCGAATTTGCGAACTCAGTTGCTTCCAAAGAAGCCCCTTTTCCTCGGGTTCGGTGATGCCCGAGTATTCTTCCCATGCGCCAATGATGTCATCAGACTCCATGCGCTCTGTCACTGCTGCCGCCACATCAAAGATGATGCTTTCGCGCTCTGGTGATACCTTAAAACCTTCCGTAGGGGTAACCTTGGGCGCTTGTTCCAACGGCAGGTCTTCACCCGCGTATACGTTCAGTCCCAGCCCGTGGCAAGCAATTGCCTTGACTAGGCATCGCATCATGTTCTTGTTGACCACCACAGCGTCAGGGTTCTTGACGGCTCGGTTCATGTGGTCCATGACAGGCAGGTGCATGGTTACGGGTTTGCCAAAGGCAGTGACAGTGCAGGACACCATCATTGACTCGCCAAACAGTTGGGGATCGTGGAACACCCAATTGGCTGCTGGGTCAACCCGCATCAATTGCTCGACAGCAAAGACCCAAGACACATAAGACAATTTGCCTTTGTGTTCAATAAATGGGCGAACATCAATTGCCGCCATCTTCAAAAAGTTGTTTTCGCTCATTACCATTCTTCCTTGCTAAAGGGGTCGCCAAAACTTGACCTAACCCCGGTTTCAATGTTCACCAGATCACTGCCTTGACGCTGGATGAATTCGCCATTTTCGCCAATCCAATCATCTCCTGACTTGATGAACAGGTCACCATCAGTCGTTGTGATTGTGCTGCTTGTCTGGTTGTAGACCTTGCCGCTGAATAGGTTTGTGAAAAAGCCCATCATTTTGCTCCAAAGTTAGAGTCCCACTCTTCTTGGGCAATCTGCCGCTGAGTGTCGTCATCAAAGTCTTTGAATTGCAGGAAATGGACTTCTTCACAGCATGATTGCTTGTTGCCCCGCAGGCTCATGCAATAGGGGCAGTATTCAATCTCTGCCTGCTCCTGAATGAATTGTTCAAGCCACGATTTCATTGCCGATCCTTTTTGCCCTCAAGGGCGTTTAATGCTTTGCTGACAGCTTCCATCTTTGTGACTTCGCCACTGTCCAGTACAAATGCGTCCAACATGGCTTTGAGTGCCAAGCGCAGGTTGTAAGCCTCCGAGGAAAGCAGGCCATAGCCCACAAGCCAATCAGCGTTTTCCTGCTGCAATTCAACAATCTGCTCTTCAGTCATGGCTAACACCTTTCTCTACTTTGATTGCCAAAAGCCACTTGTCGCCAAGTGATCGAATAGAACGAACCCATGCGCGGCAGTTGTGGCGCACAAGGTCGCGGGGAATGTCTGACCTGTCAAAATTTTGACGCACCATCTTCAGCATTTTGGTGTTCATGCTGTCACCTTACTTGCCAAAAGGTTGTACTTGATGGCCCAGAAGGCTGCTGTGGCTCTGAGAGCGCCGCAAAGGTGTGCCCTCTGCATCTGAGGCTGGTCTGGGTACTTGCCCATAGCCTCTTCTTCAAGGTTGTTGAGATACGATTCAAAATCAATGAGTTGCATTACTTTCTCCTGTTACCTGACTTGCTGTCAGTGGTTGTACTGTCGCACACTTTTTTCACCTAAAACATAGGGATAAACCCTTAGTCGCCGCAAAAACATGGGATGGTTTCATCATTGCCAAAAAAGTCTGTTTGGGTCTCGGCAAACTTCATCATGTCGGCATAGTTAGCCCGATCTTGTCTAAAAACTCGACCTGATGGTTTTTCACAAAATGTTTTGGCTTCTTGTTCCATCTTGGCCCACCAAATAGCCCGTTCAGGCTTTTCCTGAATCAAGCTCATGGTTTGGCTTGTGCCCTTCAAAAAGCAAAGGTCGCAATTGCCGTGATAAGTAACACCATTGATGTTTGGCAATTCAAGGTCAAAAGATTGATTACGCCAAAATTCACCCACTATTTCTTTAGATACGCCAGCAGTCACCAAAGGAGTTCTGTCTCTTGGTATCTTTGCGGCTCGGCGTGGCTCATCTGCCCTGATCCCAACCCAACTCATGTATTCGCCTTGACTGCGGTTTTCACACATTCCTTTTGAAAACAAATAATTAGCAATTGGTCTAATCTTCATGTCAGTCGTACAAAACCTAGTAACCGGGTTGGGTAGGTAATTCTTTTTACGAATCACAGCCTCAAAAGGCTCACCATTCCTGCTGGCTGTTTCGTAAGTAACCTGTTTCCAACGATCTTTTGTTTCTTCTGCGTCTGTGTACTCAAGCCAAACAATTGGAACATTCCAATTTGTCTCGCAGTCATGCACAAACTTTAAAGTTGCCTCATCTTCTTTGCCTGTGTTGGCAAAACAGACAACGCAATCTTCTGGCAGGCTCATCTGGTGAGCCTCCAACACTCTGTACAACATGTATGCAGATGTTCTGCCACCAGAAAAACTGATGCAGGTCGGTTCAATAATTTCAAAAGGGTTGCTCATTCCAAACTTTCTTTCAAATTAAAACAACAAATTCTGTGTTTGCACTTTGCTTCCAGCGTCATATTTTTTGCTTTCTCCTTTTGGATATGGTTCTTTTTTGTATTTAATTGCTTGCTTGATGGCTTTGCTTTTGCCAGTGACAAAAATGTATCTATGCTTTCTTGCTCTTTCTTTTAAATAAAAATCATCGCCAAATTTTTGGCGCATGAAGTCAGCTCTTGATCCTTCGCATCTTCTGCTCATATCGGCAATAGTTTGACCATGTAAGTGTTCCATGCCTTTTATTTTCCAATCTGTTCTTTTGGCACTAAGGCCTGTGTAAATAAAGTTGCAGGCTTGATACACATATCCAACATGCTCTTGTTCGGTGTCGGCATAACTAACAACAATTGATGGCTTAGGAAGCATTTGCAGACTGCGGCCAACCAAAAAACTGGCGGCATTTTTTGTTTTTGTGTCGATACAAAGCCTGTTAAGTTCCAAAACATATTTGGCATTTTCTGGGCCTGCAATGCCATCGCGCAAAGGAGCCGCCGATGGAGTCCCATAAGTACAGACCCCAACAAGAATTGAATCTTCATAAAGGCCAAAAGCATAACTTATGGGAGGAATACGCCTTGCATAATGCTTGTAAAGCAACCAAGGCTCAACCTCATAAGATTGAATTGGCAATACTTTCATTCCAAGCACTCTTTCACACAAATATCAACGCCTGGCACAGTCGCGTACACCTTACTTGCGTGGATGTTCACAATCTGGCTGTCATCCTTGTAGCAAATGCCATTCAATGCGTCCATGATGGCTTTCCCTATGTTGTCAAGGTCTGGCTTCTTGGTTGGCTTTTGTGAGCCGTCTAAACAAGCCGCTGTGACCTTTTTTGAGTACGATGCAGGGATTGGTACTCGGATGTACAAATAGAGGCTTATAGGCGTTTCTAGAGGCTCTGTAGACCCCATTGCTGCTTGTCCTGCTGCTTTGACTGTAGATTCGTAGTCCACAGTCTTTTTGGGCGTGTAGGTTGATACAAAGTTGCCACGCCTAGCAAATTTTGGCCTGCCTTTGCCTACAGGGATGCCCTCAACTGTAAAGGTCGTAATAAAAGTCATTGCTTTTCCAATCTTTGCTTTACAGCCTGCCCAAGTCCTTTGAACACGCCAGTTAAGTCTTTTTCCAGCCTCATCACCTGTTGCCTAGCGTAGTCTATCCAAGCGGGATCAGAAGCCAGTTTTGCGTAATGATCTGCCAGCTTGTCAAAGTAGTCATTCATCTATGTCCCCTGTCAGCTTGAGTGCCCTCTCAATGATGTGGTGAGGATAAGGCTGGCCTTCACGCACCTTGTCCAAGATTTCCATAGCTTTCTTGTAGGTCATTACTGCCCCCTTGCTCGGATGGCTTTGGCGTATGACACCCATGTCGGCGTTGTTGTTGGCGCATGGGTTTCACACACCTTCGCACACGCCTCACGCTCTGAAGCGGCGACAAATTCGGCAAAGCGTTCAAGTTGGAACACATACCAATCGCTTCGGTAAGTGTCATCTATGAGATCAGCCTCCCGCGCCATGCGGATGATTTCGTCTCTGTTCATTTCGTTGCACTCCTTTTGATTTGTGCCATGCGTTCAAGAACTTCTAATGATGGAGCCGCTGCTTTTTGACGATCTGCGGCAATTTTCAACAACACCGGGTCAGGACCCTTGTTAACAGCAGGAACAGTTAGCCGAGCCACATCTGCCGTCTGCTGTGCAAATGATGGTCTTGGTTGCGATTGCCTACGCACCCAATTGCGCCAGGTTGCTTCCCAATCGAGTTTGACACCCTTTTGACCCGGTTGTGCGGTCCAGTAGTCCTTAAACTGCTCAAAGACTTTCTGTGCAGTCAAGTCTGGTCTTTCTTGTTCGCAGAAAGAAATCCAATTCCCTGTTAAAGCAAAGTCTGCTGGCAAGCGCGACCCGCGCTGCTGTTCTCTATTCTTTGGTTCTTGGTTATTGGTTATTGGTTTATGGTTATTGGTTGCTATTGGGGTAGCATTAGGGAGGCCAGTAGGGGGGCTAATAGGGGGGCTATGGCCTGCCCATCTCTTAGCTGCTCCTCTTCTGCCAGCCTCGCTGAATTCTCGGTACTTTGCAATCTCAGCATCAGCGCGAGGATTGATGTACCCATTTTCTGTAGATACAAAAAATTCATTCAATACTGTCAGAACATCTTGCTCATGCTCTCTCATGCCAATCTGACGGCCAATCTCTTTTTGTTTGATTGGTTGTTCATGAAGGTAATAAAAGTCAAGCAGACGGCGATAAGCCAAATCCTCTATCAAAGATAGATGACGGGTATGGCTAGCGTAGTCGCCAATATGGAACTGGTAGTAGTGCATTGAAGCAGCCCTGCAAATCCCTCAAAAGAAACTCACGGCAGGTGGAGGGTTCACTTTTCGCTAGGCTCATGACTTCCTAGCTAGCCGGGTTTCATATTAGTTTATCACGGGTTGGGTGGTGTGCCAAAGTAAATCTTGGTCACTTTATCGTCCATCAGCTTGTAGGTGATTGTCCAGCCCTTCTCGCGCAAGTCACTGAGCCTGCGTGTCGGGGTTGTTGATGGCAGAGTCTTGGCGATCTCTACTGTCGTAGTGCCACTCCTCTTGAGAAGCAGTTTTTGCAGGCGCTCTAATTGCGTCTTAGGTTGTTTGCTGAACCACATGTTATGCCTTGCTGTAGACATGGACTTTGCGCCCGGTAAAGTTCGGGTTTCTTTTGATTTTGGTCTGCATAGCAGCCAGTTCTGCTTTGCTGAACAAGCCCTGAGCAGTGTTGCGCCAATCAAAAGCATCGCCGTGTGACTTGGGCCATCCTTCAGGCCAATGTGTTTCAATCACAACTGACTTGTGTTCTGGCTCTGGGCGCTTAATTTTGGTCACTTCTTGTTGTCCAACCAGTTGCACCATATAGATATTCCGCAGGCGCTTTTTGTCGTACCCGGCCTCTTTCAGCACGATCATGCCCAAATCTAGCAACTTATTGCGGACGGCAGCGCCTGAGACTTTAAACTTGTCCCTCATGCCGTTTTGAATGTTTTTCTCATTGATGGGGCCATCTGAGAGTCGGCTCAAATAGTATTCAATTGCTGCGTCAAAATCATTGGTAGTAGTCACTGATGTACACCTCTCGGTTCAAAATGCGCTCGATGGCGCGGGTTAAAAGTGCAAGGATGGCGGCTTCCACGTCACCAGGATCGTCCACATAGTGCTTGACCAGTGTGTACGCATAGTTAGTCATGGCATCCGCTGCCTCGGCTTCTGCTTTGTCAAATTCGTTCATGCACCTATCCTACCCATGAAAAAAAGATTTGTATCTAAGGGAAATCCCTAATGTTTTTCTTGGCAACAAGGTGCAAAATCAAGTTGTCTTCAACAAAAGGAAAGTAATGTGATGCAAGAAATTCAAATAACCATTTACGCCGAATCAGACGCTACTGTCTATTTAGACGAATGGAATGATGGCGGTGTTTGGCTCAAAATCAACATCAGTGGTGGCGGCGCATACACCCCACTGACACGCAAGGAAGCGGAGCAAATGCTCCAAGGTCTGCAAGAAATTTTAAACAAAGAGGTGAAAGTATGAACTATGTATCTCAACTCGATGCCCATGCCGATTGGCAAGAATCCGAGGCTGATGCCGCTGATGTTCGCGCAGAGCGTCAAGCAGAGTACCTGTCCCAGGATTGGGACGATTGCATCAAAGAACGCAATCTGGATGCCAAGATTGGCGGCGGTTACTTTCAGGATTTGATTGAAGTACTGGGCGAGGCTTGTTCACAAGGCGACCAGACTATCAATCGTGCTTTGATGCAAGCGGTGGTTGACCTTGCCGTCAAAGGGCATCCAGAAGCTGTGCAAGCCCTTGATCTGGTCAAAGACTTTTTCATTGAGCAAACAATGGATAACAAATGAACGACCGAATCACAATTATTTCCGCGCTCATTGTGGTGGGCGCTTTTTGGGCTTTTGCAGTCTGGCTGACTTGGCAGTTTGTGCCTGACCAGCCTCGCAGGGTTGACTGCTCCCTTGTGGAGATCAGCCCTGACTACCCGCCAGAGGTACGCAAGGCGTGCCGTGAACAACGGAGGATTCGGACATGAAAGAAGTTTTAAAGCTGGCGCTGGAGGCGTTGGAGTTAAACAATTTGCAGTGGAAAAAGCTGGCGGAGTCTGGCGACTCGGGGTATTGGTTGGCAGCGGAGCAAGAACACTACAAACAAACCGAAAAAGCCATCACCGCCATCCGCACCGCCCTTGCACAAACTGTGCAGGAGCCTGTGGCGTGGTGGATTCCAAAGGCGGAGCAGTTTTGCCTTCAAAGCCCAAGCGGTAAACGCCCCTTTGCAAAGGCATGGGAGCCGCTATACGCCACCCCACCCGCAGCACCTGTGCAGGAGCCTGTCAAATCCGATTATCGGGATTGGGATTATCAGGACGACTTGGAAAAAGCCACCCCACCCGCACAGCGGCAATGGGTTGGGCTGACTGATGAGGAAGTAATAGCGATGAGCAAATACGATTTAGAGTATGCGGCCTTAATCGGAGAAGTTCAAAAAAAACTCAAGGAGAAGAACAATGGATAACAAAATTGGATGCGTTAACCATGATTGCGAACTGTGCCAAAAGACTTGCACACCACCGACTTACGGCAGTGAGGAACTCATGAAATACCGAGCAGTGATCCGCAGTCAAGCGCAAATTATTGAAAAATTGGAAGCAGCACTTGCAGAGCAATCAGTCGTTTGGGGTGTCAACAGGGAGAGCAAATGAACCGGGCAGAGCGCAGGGCAGCAAAGCACACCAAGCCCCATGTAGACCGCAACAAGCGATTTGACCCAGCATATACGCTCAATCGCACAAAGTGGATGCAGACTTACACCGAGGAAGAGGCGGCAGAACTTGCCAACAAGTCACGCATGGCTTGGTTCAAAATGACCAATGGCTTGGGCACGATTGACGATTTCGACACGCTGGCAACAATGATGAATGTCATTGGCCTTTTGTCGCAAGAAATTGACAAATCGTTGCTTGAAATCACCCAGCCTGCCTCGATGTCGTTGGCAGAGATAAAGATCAGATACATCAAGCATGGCAAATTTGGGGTTGATGCCCAAGCACTCAAAACAGTGCCTGCGGCTCTTGACTTGCATGACGAAATTCTGCGGCACATGAATCCACAGAAGATGATTGATGCCATTGAGTTGTCAATTAAACGTCTGAAGGAGGTTGAATGAGTAGCACTACCTTTTCAGACCCGTTTAAGCAGCCAAAGTTTGTTTCCCCTGAGCGCAAGGCAGAGTTGGCTAAAAAGCGCCGTGAAGCCCGTGAAAAACGCCTTGGAAGGCCAATAGGCCAGCATGGTGGCTATCGAGAGGGGGCTGGTAGAAAGCGGATAGGGGTTTACAATGTCACCATCAAGTTGACCAGGATTCAATACCTTGTCCTGATGGAAGAGGGCAAGGGCAATCTGCATTTTGCTATACAGTCCGCTTTGGACAAGCACTATTAAGGACCATCATGGAAAACATGGGATCGTTCATTTTGACTTTGTTGCACTCTGCAACGAATACGCACATTCTGCATTGGCAAACCAAGTCGTTTGCCGAGCATATGGCCCTTGGTGAGTTCTATGAAGCGCTGCCAGACCTGATTGACAACCTGGTGGAAGCCACCCAAGGAGCCACAGGCGAGATCATCGAGTTCCCAGTGGACTACTATCCTCCTGCGAAGGATGGCTTGACAGAGTTGGAAGAGTTGCGCGAGTATTTTGTGCAGGAGCGCCATGTCATGCCTGCCGATAGTGAGATTCAGAACCTGTTGGACAGCATTGCCGACCAGATCGATTCGACCCTGTACAAATTACGCTTTTTGAAATAATCGTTTTCTCCTTGTAGGGTGTTTCCTGTTGGAAACTTGGGCCTTCTTCGGAAGGTCTTTTTTTTATAAAAACCTCCCAGCAAAAATCAAAAAATGGTGGCTTAGAAAAAACAGGGGCTAAAACTTTTTGGGGGAGGGGGGTCTCTTACGTGTACGCGCACACACGCATGCACACACGCGCACATGCACACCCGTCCGCGCACCCCCGCGCACCCCCGCGCACCCGCACCCGCATGCACCCGCATGCACATGCAATCAGCAACCAGCAGCGACAATGCCCCTAGAATCGATTTAAATGGCCATTGCAGGCATTTTTATAGTTTGGTGATGCCATTGCCTACCTGAACCCCGATGGGGGCTTAAATCGCGTTTAATCAAGTTGACCATAAACCCGCGTTTTCACCCTAGTGCTGGCGCACCTAAGCCTGAGCCTGAGCCCATAAATCAAATTAACCAGGCGCACCTATCCCTGCCACCTAGTGGCACAATGGGCGCACCTATGCGCTAACAATGCGCCAGCACAGACGAAAAAACCCGGTCAAGCCGGGTTATGGTTAGCAGATTAAGGGGGCATCAGGCCAGCGAGCTTTGCGCTGCTGCTGATACTCTCGTTCGCGCTCAGGTGGCCAGGGAATCGGGCCACTAGGGGCGGGGAATGGCCATGTCATGCCGATGCCGTTTTCATCATAATCACGCGCTGCATTTTTTGGCCGTGTGCTGGATAGGCGATTAAATCAATAGATTTATCCCAGCAGGCGCGACAGCCAGAACATGTGCCACCATGCTCATAGGCGCGGCACAATGAAACACCAGGCGATTGGACAAAAGAATCAGCACATGGGCCGATAACCGAACCATGTAAACCGGGCGTGTATTCCCCATTAATGCTATCGGCACTGAACCGAACCATGACATTTTCAAGGGCTTGCATTTCACGGAATACAGCACGGAATTTGGGGAATTTGTGCATGCGAGTAGGTAGCCAGTGCTTGCACCAGGGTGTTCGCTGCATTACTTCTAAAATTTTCTCTGCAAGTCCCACGGCGTACATGTCGCCAGAGTCGAACCACCGAAAATAACGGCTTGAATCAAGAGCTTGAACCATGTCATCAACCCATTCGATGCGCTGCCAGTCTTCTTTATTGGATAGGCGCGGAGCTTTGACGTTCGGGTAATTGTAGTTACCAGTAGTTGCATAGCATCCCTTGCAAGCATCAACTAGAACGCCGGGTGATTCAATTGAACCGGGACATGTGTCTAGAGCCTGCAGGGACCATGACAAGATTCCGTCTAATTTTGATGTTTTGCTGATTTTAATCATTTCATTACTTTCATTTATTCAATTTCTACGACTTGCCATTTGAAGTCGCCCACAATTCCAAAATCGGCTTTGTCTAGGTTAGATGCAATATCAACAAAAACAAAATCGCCCAAATCTGCGGTTGCTTTATCAGTGTTGTAAAAATCGTAATAAGCATCGCAAAGCTTCCAAATGCCATTTTTAAAATACCAATCATTGCCGCCAAAACTTTGACTTGTGCTGATTTGAGTAATTTCAATGTGTTTCATGGTAGTTACTTTCGGTCTTTGTTGAGGGGATCGGGAGCTTTAACCGCCGTACATCGCGAACCACGCGATTAGGGGGCCAAATAGAACGGCTGCAAAGATAGCAGCGTGCATGAGGTCAACAAAAAATGATTTCATACTTTCCTCTGTTAAGCCCAGCACCGCGCCAGGCATGCACGAATTATCGGCATGTAGCTAACTAAAAACACTAGGGAAAACCCTAACTCAGCAGACTAAAAACCCTTAAGGGTTAACCCTACTAACTCAGCACCTGGGCAACTCAATTGATTCTGTAATGGTCAATTTACATATAGGCTTAGGCTATCAATAGGCAGGGTTTAATAGCGTTTAACTATATAGACTGGCTTGGCATGAAACCCGCGCTGACCCGCGCCAGTACTAGGCGTGAGCTTGTCTGGTGATGCCTGGGTGATTCTATTAAATGGCGATTGTCGTTGAATGTCACCGGGCCCCTATCTTGGCGACAATCTACACCCCCCTATAGCCTAGCCATAAGTGGGGGGGGTTAAGGGGGAGGGGGTAGGGCTGGAACGGGGTAGAAGATGGGGGGCCCGCTGAGTCGTTCCCGAAATTTATTTAAAAACTTTTTCCTAAAGCCCGACAAAGCCGCAGGGTTATTTGTACATTGAATTAAATGCTGGGTTGTTGTCAGATTGGACAACACTGTTGTTTTATTAGATTGGGTAGCTGTGGACGAACTATGGCATCCACTGTGTGTGGTAGTTCTTCAAAGAAGAGTAGCACCTTGTTTATCTAACCTGACTTACCTTGGTAAGCTCCACCTGTATGTTCCCGTTCATTGCTTACTAGAGAGACTGATGGATTCGGTACGTTTATCTGGGTTGGTAAGCTACCTGCCGTCCCAAGGGCTGGATGATGGCCCCGTGTTCATTCTATAGGGTTTTCCCTAATTGCAATGCAATAAGTCTACTGTTCTAGTTGGACTTTCTGTGGGCAAATTGTGTATAAGTTGTCCTGTATAAAAATTTTTTACTCAAAACTTTTTCTTGGCATAGAATGCGCCTGCTGGGATGGTGTAAATCTAACATGTGGCTATTGCCATAGATGTGAGTCAAACCTCACTCTCAGTTCCAACACGCATGGGGATTGAGTGCGGGTATAGCAAGAATGTGATGACGATTGCATTTCTGCTCCGACAATCTCCAGCCGTGTTGGAATGTTAAGCCAGCATTCAAGGATGTTGACGCAGGGAATTTTCTGGCTTTCTGCCCTGCCGTGTTGAAGACCAAATTGAGTTCCAACAAA